AGACCCTTTACGTCTACGTAATCCATGTTCATGTTCCCATCCTTACCCTTTGTCCATAGCTTCGCAGCGTAACGCTTCTTTGAATACAGAAAGTAGGGCCAATACACCTTTTCAAGTTCTAGGTTATTTGGTTTCTTGAACAGGGCACTGCATTCTTCAGCGGCTCTTTCACCAATTTCCCAGCTGTATTCAATCGCCTCCACACCTTTACGATCACCAACGTCAAACTCAACCATAACAGAATCGGTGTCTCCATATCTCACTTTGGAACCGGGGAAGTTCGTCTCCACATAATTCTTAGTCTCTTCAATCATAGCACGGCCTCTACACGTAGTAGTGGATGCGATTGGGACACATGGAAGGATACCTTTACCTGCCCCCGTAAAGCCGTATACAGAGTTCATGGATATCTTATAGGCTAACTGTTTACCATTGTAAACCTCCTTCATATACCCAGTCGCAGCCGCCATATCCTTCTTCGCCTTCTTACGAAATTGTTTCAGTTCTGTTAGAATAGCCGGTAGCAAACTTGGAACATCTTGCGCGAACTTATAGGTCTTGTCCCCGATCTTGAACGTCTCATACGTGATTCCCTCGATGTTTCCATACCTTCTCTCATCCATGACATACGTGGAATAACACAGATTGTGAGCTGTCATGATTGATGGGTATAGCGCTTCAAAATCTAGGGCAGTGATGGGTGTGTAATACGCCCCTTTCTGGGCTTCCAATACAGTAGCACCCTCATATTGCTCTTCAGGGAGAGACCCATATTTAATCGTGGGAACCATATATCCCAACTCTCTCGCCTTTTTGGACAACTGACTGAATACCTTGATTTGCTGACCTCTCTCAACAAGGAAGGATATAGGAACCCATGTGGCTTTAGCCATCTCAACTAGGTTCAGTAGAATGCACATCTTCTTCATGAGTTTATGGGGTAAAAGTGTATCCTTGATACAGTATTCAGCCACTTCACCCAACTTTACCGGGTCTTCTTCAACAAAGCGAGCAAACATTTCTTTTGGGGGCATGTCAATTTTTTGATCACCGAGGTATAGTTTCGAGACGTTGTTCAAACTATAAGAATCCAATTTGTATCCCTTTTTGACTTCATGAAAAAGATCGAAAATGAAGCGCCCAGGCATGGGCAACAATTTGAGAAAGTTGTCTCCCAGGGCGCTAGAACTCAGTTTCTTTTGAACCATGTGGGACTCGGTATTTTTCAGTCTTCCCAATTGATAAAATTCGAGACCACAACCATTCATAGCCGCCCGTCGGTAGATATATTCAAGATCGAAGCCAAAAATATTCCAACCAGTTAGGATGTCAATGTCTTTTTGTTGCACGTAATCTTTGAACGCGAGTATAAGTTCCCTCTCAGTTTTAAAACTCGATACATCTTCACCCGTTGTGTCTTTGTAACACAGACACGTTTTCTCATATGGCTCATCACTTCCAAATTTGCACAAAGATATAGCAATCTGAAAACAAGCGTCACCGGGAACATTTGGATCGGGGAATTTACCGGTTGAACTATTACACTCGATATCGAACGAAGCCACAACAAAAGGGGCGACATCATCTCGGTTCACCATTTTCAATTCAGTCCAGTCATTACACCAGATATCAAGATCGACATTTGCCAGGTGAGACCTGATACATCTCGTCCCAGTGTCAAGCCACCCCGTAGACTGGATACCTGTCCTATGCATGAGTCTCAGGACAGGGTCTATATTCGATTCGTAGACGTGATATTTCCTAAACGCATTATTATACATGAAAATTGAGTTCACTTTACGTCTGGATTCTAAGTTCTTGAAATTCAGCTGCATGAAGAAAAACTCTTCATTATTTTGAAAACCCCAAACATCTTTTTGTTTTGTCAGTGAGTAACTCGTCAGGCAACCCTTTTTCATCGATTCCAATTTATCATACAGAAGTTCAACATCACACTGTTCAGTTCCACGTGGTAACTTTACAAAAAAGTATGGCTTGAACTCAGTCGTGACACATACAGATTTACCATCTTCAGTTTTGCCGAAAATGCTGATCAAGTGTTCATCTCCAGAATCCCTGGCCTCCCATGTCAATGCTTGGAATACTACCATGTATAGATATGTTGCCAAAATTTTAATATCATTTATTAATAAATGTCTGCCGCTTTAATAGAACTTGTGTCTGTAGGTGCCCAGGATGTCTACATTACTGGTCAGCCTGAAGTGAGCTTTTTCCGTCAAAACTACAAACGTTACACAAACTTTGCGATGAAGCCTGAGCGCATGGACTACATCGGCTCCTTCGGATCTGGTAACGAAGTTATCATCCCCATTCGCTCGAAGGGTGATCTTCTTAGCTATGTCTGGATAGAGGCTGATAACATCGCTTCTACACAAAATAACGACAATGGTTTCTTCAAGAGAACTGGGGGAAACCTCACTGAATTCTCCCTTTGGATCGGTGGCCAGATGGTGTCCACGATGGATTCTCTGTTCATCCAGGGTGTTCACAACCCCCTCATGAGGGACTCGGCCGCTAAGGCTTCGTTCTGTGTGAGCCTCAATCACAAAAAGGAGAACCACGGTGGTAACTACTACATGCTTCCTTTCTTCTTCGGTGAAGACTGGTCCAAGGCCCTCCCCCTACTGGCTCTCCAGTACCACGACGTAGAGATTCGTATCAAGTGCCGTGACGGGTTGACACCTTCCTCCACTCCCAAGGTATTCGGTAACTATGTGTATCTCGATACAGATGAGCGTAAATATTTCACCGACAAGGAACATGAGATGCTAATCACTCAGGTCCAGAACCAGCGTTTCTCCAGGACCGACAAAGATGTTGACATCACCTACTTCAACCACCCTGTCAAATCCCTCCACGTCGTCTCGGGTAACGCGAATGGTGCCGCGTGGAACCACGCCACCGACGGTTTCAAGTTCGGGACCTCTTCTCTATACATCAACGGTGTGCCCCTGTTCGAGAATACCTCGGATGTGTATCATCACGACGTCGTTGCAGAGATGCACACCACTGATCTCCCCGACAACATTCTCGACGATCTTGCGACCTTCTCTTGGCCTTTCTGTCTCACCATGTCAAAAATGCAGCCCACGGGCAGCCTAAACTTCTCGCGTATTGATAACGCCAAGATGACGTTCAGTGCTCCCGAGAACGGTAACCATCATCACCGCGTATACGCTGTCAACTATAACATTCTTCGTATCAAGAATGGTATGGGTGGTGTGGCGTTCGGAAACTAAATTTTAACACCTAAGTGAAATGTTAATTTTCAATAATAATAAGTAAAAATGACTAAAAAACGCTCCACTCTCGAGGCTGTCCGTGGTGTAAAGTCGAATGTCTCCGACCTTATATCACAAATTAAACAGGGTCGACAATGGAAAAAAAAGTATAAATCTCTTAAACTAGAACTGTCTAGGACGAAGGTGATTTTCGCGAATGAATTGATGAGGGTCCAACAAGAAAAAACGAAAAAAGTTTTGAAAAACCCCAAGCATAAACATCTGAACAAGTTGTTTGAACTTTTCGATGTTTCTCAGAGTGTCCGTAATGATGCAATGCTTATGTCTAAAAAGTTGGAAAAGTGTGAGGAGCTCATGGGTAAACACTCGAAGACGGTTGCGGTGTGTGTATTATACTTGTGTATGAAACCGTATATCGACAGGAACATCATCTCTGAGAAGGCCGGGTTGAGTCTACCTACACTGTCCCGCACCACAAAAATTATTCAAAACTATCTAAAATCTTGACTGTCTTTTCATACATTCGTTTGTTGTGAAAAGTCTGATCCTTCAACCCATCCCAAACTGTGAGGCGATGTTCCAAGAATTCCTTGAATTTAATCGGGTCACATTCAGACTTGTATCGGACATTTTCACCTTGAAGTGCTTTTTCGACAGCTGCTTTCCTACTTTCGGAATACTTGGCTTCACGTTCGATGGGGGAAAGTCGTGTTGTTGTTGTTTCTTCTTTCTGCTTGGCGTTCATTACTATTGTGAAGGATCAAGTCTTTATAAATGTTTGGCGAAAAGATACCGTAAGAGGTTTTCAGGTATCCGATAGCGGTCGAGTGTGCTTGTCTTGTCCGCCTGCCCACCACTATATATTTGACCCGGAGTCGTGATACCAATTCTATGCCTGTGTTGCTTGTTCGGGCAGTTGCATGGATGATTTTCGAGATCTGTGCGATTCGTCCATATACGAGTAGGTTTCTTGTAATCAAAACCAAAGCGACAATAATCGAAACGATACGATTTCAGTTCACGCATACACGGAAGATCCTTCATGGCCGAGTAGTAGGGATTTTCGATGTACCATTCAGTTGGTTTGAAGTATTCGATAATCTCTAACACCCTCTCGACATACTTGCTATTCTCTCGGCGAACCGATTCGAGTTCCTCTTTCGTCTTGAACTTCCGGGTAGGTCCAACATTTGTTGCTTGGAGTTGGGAATATATTTTACACTCTGGAGATGCCCATATGACGTCGAAGTGTCCTGGGGGGTACTGTTTGTAATCAAAGTCTAGAATGTCACACAAGTGAGTTGGCTTAAATTTTTCAAGAATGTCTAGACTTGTTATATCATGCCCAGCGGGTTCTAAGACTTTGGATACACTCCCAGTGCCTTTGAAAAGCTCTAGGGTGTGCATAACTGAATTAGAGTGTGGTTATAAAATCACGGATTTAACGCTGTGTTTATACACTCGAATAATTTTCAAATGAGTGAGTACTATGCACGTCGTATTACAACCGAGTCCATCTGTAACCCACAAACTTAGGGTGACTCTACCTAATAAGAGATCAATCGACTTTGGTGAGTCTGGTGTTCAGTATTACCCAGACCATAAAAATCCTCGATTGATGCGTGCACAACTTCTTAGAAAGGGGGCTATCATTCCTAAGGAGCTGCGAATTGAAACGGATCTGTGTGAGATACATAGAGGAATGTTGGGGATTAGGGAAAGTTCTAAGGAGGACTGGGAAGATTTCTTCCGGGCTGAATATTGGGAAAGATGGATTTTACACACTCACAATTCTGTTACAAAAGCCAAACTGTCTATGGTCATGAGTCATGGAATACTGTTTCTACCCACACCAGAGGATTTGTGGTTTTGCAAAGATGAATTTATTGACCTGTAGATCCAAATCCACCAGACCCACGGTCAGTGTCTTGGACAATGTTAATCTCCTCAATTGGGGGAGTCTCACAACGTTCAAGAACAAGTTGAGCAATACGATCACCCTTCTTGATTTCAAAGTCGTTCAAACCATGGTTGAATAGGACAACTTTAATTTCACCGGTA